GGGTAGGGAACTCTGCTAGGAATCTCTGGGTCTCTCCTGCCCCTATCAATGGTGAGTTGACACCTGTAGCATCGAGGGTCCAGAGGATGGCTGAGGATGCTAGGGACTGGACTGGAGCCTGAGCCACCACCCTGTTGTAGACATCCGAGACAGGATCATCCTGGGGTATCTTCTGATAGAGGATGGCTCCTGCTGTACCGTCATCAGCATAAGTCCTCTGGGAGGTTAGGCGTGATCCTGTCAGGCGGTGGTGGCGATCCTCAAATACTAGGTCATCCCTCTCACTCTCCCTAAACCACCCTATCTCAGTGTCCTCTACCTTCTGGGCCTCCTTGAAAGCATTGGTATTCCCTGCTACCGAGTGGAACCAGTAGGCCATAGTAGTCTGCCCAACGTTGATGTCCCTAGCTCCAGTGGAGGAAGCAGGCCATCCTACATCATCTAGTAGCGCATCTATGGCAGCAGAGGTCAGGATATCGGTTCTCCTAGTGCTCCTGGGTTTGGCACCTGAGATGGTTGCTGCATTACCTAGGGCTGTGAACTTTGCCTCAGGCAACTTACCTACCAGGGAGGAGGGAATGATGCGGTCTAGCCTGCCACTCCAGAGCAGGTAGTTTGTTATTCCATCAGCATCCAGGACTGTGTTGATGTCAGACAGGTCATTGGTGGCATCGGAGTCCACCCTGGTACCAGACTCCTCATCCAACTCATAATAGGACTCTAGAGAGGTTAGGATTGTACTTCCATCTCCTGTACGTCCAAAGTCAGAGTAGTGGCGTCCATTCCCCTCCATATAGAGCCAGGTCCTCTCTGCTGATGATATGAGCTTGGTCCATACCCCTACAGAACTTATGGCTCCATCTAGGAAACGGTCAACTGCAAAATTCCGTGATGCCCCTATCACAAACGTCACCCCATTGGCTAGTGTCCCAGCTTGAGACGTGATGTCAGTTGCCCCCTCGGCTGCTCCAGCGTTGATGTGCCATTGACCATTCCCATCACGATCTCCAGTGAACACACAGAAGGACCAGGTACCTGCTGAGAGAGCAGTAGTGGAGGAGATTGTAGTAACAGAAGTACCATCGGATAGAAAGAAGTCCAGGGTACCATCAGTCTGGAGTTCCACAGCATACCCCAGGTTAGTAGCACTGACTCTATCCCGCTTATTGATTATTCCTGCTTGAGTGAGGGTAGTAGGTTTGACCCAGAATCCTATAGAGATATCAGAGGTAGTTATGTCCAGTACATCCCCACCACTCAGGTACTCTGAGTTAGCCGACGCCATCAGAGCAGCCCTAGAGGACATGTGGACTCTGACTCTTCTACCAGACTTCATCTTCCCAAACAGAGCACCACTGGTTTTGAGGGAGGAGAATATCCCTGTCCTGTTGTCCAACACCATGGACATCTTACCGGCCTTGGATTTGTTGGTGGTTGTAGATGACCCTGACCTACCTATGGACATCTTCCTAGGTCTGTTGTTGCGTACTAGAGAGGTGATATCTGAATTAGCATTAGCCCAGAGCAGGTCATGGTCCCAGTCAACCTCGTATCTGTAGGTGGGTAGTGACATTAGGACCCTGCCAGGATGATAGTCTTGCCTGTGCGTCTGGAGATGTTGTCTAAGGCTTGTTCTAGGAGGTCCTCCAGATCACCCCCTACCACTGTCTCAGCCTGGATCAGGGGTCCTACTATGGTGATTCCTCCTGATCCACTCCCTCCCCCTATTGCTGAGTTGGGGATGATGGTGCCAGAGGTCCTGGATGTGAATAGCTCAGGACCCCTCTCCCCTACTAGAGCTACTTCACCCGCTGATATAGGACCCCCCTTGGCAAATGGGTTGAGACTGCCAAAGAACCCCCCTACTGCTCCCGCTGCTCCCCTTACTTTGTCGATTGCTCCCAGGACTATGTTGACCTTATCCATGATGAAGTCCATGGCACTCTGGACTACCTGCTTGACCTGATCCCAGATGGAGGTTACAAATCCTACTATCTTCTCCCAGTTCTCCTTGACCAGGAGGGCTATACCTACAGGAGGGAACAGGATGGACAGGATGATCTTCCAGGAGGCCCTGAATATTCCCACTATCCTGGCCCAGATATTGGAGAAGAAATCAGCTATGAATCCGAACACGGCTACTGCCTTCTCCTTGATGGTCTCCCAGTTCTTCCAGAGCAAGATACCTATGGCTATGGCTGCTCCTATGGCTAGGATGACCAGGCCAGCAGGACCCATAGCTGTCTTAACTGCTAGGCCGAATAGTCTGGTAGCAGTTCTGGCTATAGTCATGGCTGTAGCAGTGATGGGTCCGAATGCTGCCATCAGAGGACCTACTACTAACATGACGGGAGCTATCCCTGCTGCTTGCTGGATGAAGGGTCCCATGGTGAATAGGACGTCACCGAAGCTGGACTGGAGTTCCTCTAGTCTGGTCTTAGTAGCAGCATGGGCCTCAGCATTGATCTGGATTATCCCAGTAGATTCTGCAAGTTGGTCTCTGTATTTGACGAGTTGACTTTCAGTCAGTCCCAGCTTTTCAAATACCCCAGTCAATCCTGTCTGGGACTGCTCCATCGCCTCCTTGAATTCGGTACGTGCTGCTCTAGCCGTGACACCTAGCTCTCTCTCCAGTGCCGTCATAATGACAGCAGCTTCATTGACACTTATGCCATACCGTTGAAGCTCAGGAGACATACGGGAAATGCTAGTTAGGAACTCTCCTACTGTGGCTGTGGAATTATTCGTGACCAGACCCAGAGCACCTAGAATTTCCGTTTCATTGCCAGCCTCCACACCCACAGACTTAAGGGCAGCACCAGCCTTGGCTAGCTCTACAGAACTAAGCCCCGAGGCATCCCCTACCATGTCCCAGAAGTTAGCATACTCTTGGAGGGCATCAGCACCTTCCAGACCCTGTTGAGCAGCGAGGGTCATCAGTTCTATTGCCTCATTCAGAGGGAAGGTAGCATTACTCAGGGAGGTAGCCATACCTCGGATTTCACCCTCAGTCAACCCAGTCTGAGCAGCTAGCTTCTTAGTGGCCTCATTCATAGGGGCTAACTTCCTAGCCATGGCCTCTACAGCAACACCAGCAGCAGCTATCCCTATGCCCACCCCTTTGATGGCTTTGTTGTACTTCTCCAACTGACCTTGGGACTTGCTCAGGACCTGTTTAGCCTGGTCCTTAGCCTTAAGCAGGATAGTCATTTCTTCTTGTGTTGGCACTAGCGGGACCTCCTGATTCCTTGTACTTTGACCAATTTTGGTGGGTGTCTAAGAAAGGTAGCAGCCCTGATGGCGTCCTAAGCCGTTTTAAGGATGGTGGAGTACCTGAGTTGAACTACCATTAGCAGGGCTGCTCAAATCCACCAAAACATCTGTTCTGTAGTAATACTATTTATTCGGTGGCTTATTTCTCTCTGCCTCTGCTTCCTTCCAGAGGATTATCAAGGACCAGGTTTGAGCGTCCATGTCTACCTTATAGTCCCGGAAACTCACCACCATCCCTGAGGTCATGAGGTCTGCTACGTATCTCAGAGGGATGGGGAGCTTCCCTAGCTCTAGCTCTGCTCTCCAGTAGGCAATGGTTCTGGGGGGTGGGTGTTCTCCTCCACTATGAGTTCCCAGAGCCAATCCCTGGTGATGGAGTCTAGCTGTGATCCTGGGTCAGGGCCTATCTCCTCATGGTAGGACCAGGACATTAGGGCATGTTTGATTAGGATGACAGGATCATAGACTGCCCTTCTGATAGCCATGGAGTTCTGTTCTTCTAGGGTGGGAGTGGGCGGTTTAGCTGATGAGGGTAGAGAGTTCAGAACCTCCCCCATACGATCTAGGACCTTAGCAGTAGCAGAGTGGTTGGCCTCATCCATATCTGACCCCGAGAGCTTCCTAATCTCTACCCAGTGGGGTCCTCCATCTGCCTCTGATCGTTCGTGGGGTACGTCCACCTTATGTGCTGTTCCTGTTATTAGTCCCATGGTTTCCTCCTCATACTGTTGGGGTATGTTGGATTAGGTTGGGGGTACCTGAGGCTGCTTTGCTTGGTAGGCAGTTGCAGCTTAAGGTACCCCCACTGATTGAGTTTAGGTGATGGCTCCAGTTGGCCTGAGTGTCACTGAGTAATTGTGGAGGGCATCACGTTGAGGATTCCTCTCCACCTTCATAATGAGGCACTCCACTGTTTCCACATCGGCTGCTGTGGCCCCATCGAATGTGATTTCTAAGGTCCTTAGTGCTCCTAAGTCAGCAGCCTCTCTAGTGGAGACTACCAGCTTGTCAGCAGTATTGTCATAAGGCCCAGTTAGGACTATCTCACCCTTCTTGATTAGGTTAGTCCAGGCCCATCTGTCATCACTGTCACCTGCTGCTGTAACCTCCTGTAGGATAGCCTCCTTGCTATACCCACTGATCTCAGTGATGAAGGCACTCATGTCTCCTAGTGCCCCACCTGTGGATACGTCTAGCTGGATTTTTAGGTCTGGGTATCCGAATAATACCATTATACCTCCTTATCCTTGTTGACTTGCCTCCTGGCCCACTTGACTATCTCCTCCCACAACCCCAATGCTGACCAGAGGTAGTTGGAGAATATGATGAATCGTGCGAATAGTCTCCTCATTAGCTTGCTTGACCTCCTCTCCTCATCACCACAGCATAAGTAGCTGACTCTGATGATCCTGCCCCTGTGAAAGTGACAGTAGTATGAGAGTACCTATTGACTGTCCCTGTGGATACCACCCTCTCGCTGGCTGGTGCTGCTGTGACTGCTGTGAATGTGATGTGATCTGCGAATGAGATGTCATCTGTGGAGTCCCTGATCTTGACTATGATGTTGGTGTATCCTCCAAGAGTCAGGGCTGAGACTCCCAGGTATCCTGCTGCCCCTAGAGTAGAGGAGGCTGCATTATCCACTGTGGTAGTAGCTGCTGCCTGGTCATCTCTGGCAGTATGGGAGGCCATTACCACTCCCTTATCCATAGCTGTGCTGGCCTTGAACCCTGCCTCTAACCTGTGTAGCTCATCTCTAACTGAGGTCCTGACTATATCAGCCCTGACAGCATCTATTCCTGTGCCCTCATTCCCTATGGTGTTCCCTTCCAGAGCATACATTAGCTCCTGAACTGTGTTGACCTCAAATGCTGTCACAAAGTCAGTGGAGTTGTAGATACCCAGGAGTCTCCCCTCATATTTGTTTACCCCCACAGCAGCCCAGGTATCTGCTGCCACACCCAATCCGGTAGTCTCCTGGACTACAGCCTCATGGGAATCCTGGATTTCTACTAGATATGATGCCAGGGACCTGCCTCCTAGGAGGACAAATCCCACATCTGGTGCCCCAAATACAGCCACTAGACTACCTCCTCTGCTAGGCCGTCCCTGAT